ACCAGTTGCTCCTGTCAATCCTCCAACAAATCCACCAAATTCTCTTGTAGTTTTACCAACTTCAGTAGCAACAGCTCCTATTCCAATTAATAAAGAACCCGCAATGCCACCAAGAGTAGATGTAAGTAATGATGCCGTTTCAAGAACACCAGCTATACTATCTTGTATTCCTTCATATACTGCAAGTTGTTTATTGAGAAACTTTTGTTGTTTCTCTGTCATATTTGCAACACCTTGTGCTTTATCTCTTTGTTCTCTTAAATTTTTTGCTATATGTCCATGAATTCCCAAAGTAGGCCCTAAAGACTCATAATGGTCATCTAACTTTTTATTTATTGCAGCTTGAGTTACTACATCTTCTGATGATGTATTTAATAAATCGTTTTGTAAAGAAGCTATAGATTCAAATGTTTTTCTTTTTTCAGCATCAAGATTTTGGGCATTAGCCATTATCTGAATTCTTGCCCTATCTTTATCTACTAAACTTGCTTGTAATCCCGTTAATCCTTTTAATTTAGCTTCTTGTTGAATGTAATTATCTATTAATTCTTTATTTTGTTCTTTGGCTTCTTTTATTTCTGAATTTACATTTTTTATTTTTTCAACAATAGCCTTATATTCTTTATTGGTTTTTTTATAGCTGGCAACCGCTTCCGCACTCTTTAGATTTTGCTGATTAAGCAAATTAAGAGCTTCTTTTTTTAAAGCATTAGCCTCTTTAAGTGCAGCGTTTATTTCTTTTTGATTCATTTAGCCAACTCCGTAGTAATATACTATTCTAAATCTTTTAACATCTTTTCTAATTCTTTAGATGCCTTTTCAATTTGTGTCATTTTATTAACAATAGCAACAGGTACTTTTTTGTTTTTCTTTGCTGCCTGTAACGCTCTATTTGTTGCATTTGTTTTTAATCCATCGAAAAATGAATTTGAAAACTTTTTTGCAGCTCCAAATAGGCCTTCGTTTATTTTTTCTTTTGACATTAGATTTCTCCTTTATACTTTTATACTACTATAAATATAGGGTAAAAAAAAAGTGAGGAATTATTTCCTCACTCTTACTGATGGTCCTTTTGGTGAACCTTTTTTGTTTGCCTTTTTATATTCTTCAGCTTCTTTTTTCTTAGCCTCTAATAATTTTTTGAAATAGAAGTTTCTCCAATGAATTGGCATGGAATAAACTTCTGACCAAGTGAATCCATTACCATAGTTAACCATTTCCCAAATTTGGTTATGAAGTTGGATTGAGTACTCACTCGGAAGGGTAAAAAAACCCAACCCCAAAGGGGATATCGAGAGCCTCCGTTTCTCCCGTAATATCAGATGTAAACTGATATTTTAAATCTAAATCTGGTGAGATTTCTCTAATATAATCTCTAATAAACTTAGATTCTCTTGCTAAAAGGTTATTTTTTACATAATTGTTGATAAATCCTCTATCAGTATTACCATCTATTTCTTGAATGATATATCTTAATCTTGTAGACATTTCTTGTGAAACAGCATCTTGACCTTTTTTCTGTAATCTTTGTAGTGCTTGAATTTCAGAATTAATATCTTGTTCATCTTTGTGTGTTAGTAATTTTAACACCACCTCTTTCTTAGATACAGGTAAAGTAATTGAATATCTATTATCAGATGATAATAAGTTTTCATTTACTTCTTTAATCTGAATTTGTGATAAATCGATTACTTCTTTTTGGGTTTCTCCTGTAAATGGGTCGGTAACTTCTACTTGATAATCTTTTCCATATCCTAAGATACGAGTTGCAAGTAAAATAGCGTTTTTATCACCGATGAAAATATCACCAATATCTAAACCTTCTTCTACTACAACAGATTCGAACAACTTATCAAGCACCACCCCCTTTCTTATCAAATTTTGGGAAGCAAGTATATCCTCTTCACGAGCTGTCATATACTTAATCTCCACCGTACCCTTTGATAAAGGGTGTCCTTCTGGATATAGTTTACCTTTTGATGGTAAATCTACGATTTCGGTTGGAAAATCAAATTTTGCCATATAACTTTAATTTAAATTGTTTTATATAAATATATACTTTTTAAAAAGTTGGAATATAGACACAAAAAAAGTTCTCACTAAGAGAACTTTTTTCTTTATAAAAATATTGTGGAGTTGTATTAGAATTCTAAAATTGCGTAATCATAAGAAAGTGTTAGAGTGATTTCTGCTGGGTCTGTGGCATTAGCCCAATCTAAATCATTGAACACTGCATTGTTGATGAAAGCACCTTTTAGAGTCCATTGTTCAATTTTATCACCAACAGGTCCTAACATATAACATTGAATATCTTTTTTATAGAAATCTGCATATCCATCTCTACCAGTTAGAGATTCGTGAGATAATCTAACCCATTCCATCACTGCTTGAGCACCACTTGGAACGATTGGGTCATAAAGACTGATTTCAACATCTTGCCATTCACCCTTACCTTTAAGTTTTCTCTTAACGTTGATATGGTCAAGTGTTACAGTTTCAAACTGAATTGAAGGTCTGTTAGCTGTTTTAATAAGATATGAAGGAATACCATCGATTTCCATGATGAATCTATTCTTCATCTTTGGTTCGAAATTGGTATAGAACATATCGTTAAATTCTAATACTTCTGCCATTTTTTATTTCTCCTATTTTGTACTATTATAAATATAGTTCTTTTTTATTTTTATTTAATTATGCCGAGAACGAAGCTCCTGTTGGTAGAATGTTGAAATCTAACACGATGAATTCAGCAGTTTTCGTTGGTTGTAAGAAAATCTGTCCAGCCAAGATGTTTCTATCGATTACATCAGGTGTGTTATTAGTTTCATCCATTACTACTCTAAAAGCATAAAGTCCTTGTCTTTGTTGTATTCCTTCTAAATAAGGGTTAACAGTATTCAAGAATCTACTTCTTGTTTGAGAAGTATTTTGTTCGAATACTAAGTATCTTGAAGTTGAAGCAATATACTTCTTAACTTTAATCATTAATCTTCTAACATTGATTCTATCAAGTGCGGATGCCTTATCTTGTAAAGTTTTTTGTCCAAAAGCAACGATACCTTCTCCAGGGAACGAAGCGATTGGGTTAACTTTTCCTTCATATAGTGTATCTCTTTCAGCATGTGTTAATCTGTTTAATACAGATACCGCACCTACGATACCACCTCTATTTAAACCAGCGGGTGCGAACCATTCAGCAGCAACAGCATCGTTAGCAGCATATATTCCAGGCATCAATACTGATGGTGGAACTGCAGTTAATCTGTTAGTTCTTGAATCGATTGTTTTAACCCATGGGTAGTAAGTTCCAACATAGTTAGAATCTAAGTTACCAGCCTGTTCAACAGCCTGTGAAATAGTATCTGTTGAAACTTGTCCATTTGCAGAGTTGTAAGTTACACCAACTACATCACCGATGAAGAAAGCATCTTCTCTAGCCTCTACCATATCAACAATCTTATCAAATACATAAGAGTGGTGTCTACGAACAATACCAGGTGCAGTTACTAAGTTGATATCGAAATCATCTGGGTTAGATACTGCGTTGATTGCTCTTACATAAGCAACTGAACCAACTGCTGTTGAAGTTGATAAATCAAATCCTTGTGAGTTACCACTACCAAAGTTAGCAGATGAACCAGCAAGTGCCTTTTCAGTAGTTGGTGATTCACCATCAAATCCTTCTTGGAATCCAACTACGAATTGTCTTTTATTAACATCAGTTGCATTTGAACCTGTTAATTCAAATCCGAATGAGTATGTTCCATTATTGATAGATACTGTTCCATCAAATGCAAACACATCATTTGAACCATATCCTGCAGATACAGGTATTGGTGATAAGAAATGTCCATTATCAACTTTTACTAATGTTGATTCTAAATCAATACCACTATACTTAACACCACTTGATGAAGTGTTATCAGCAGAACCAGTTGAGAATACAACCGATGGAGTTATTGAATCTGAACCTGAGATTGGTGATAGATACTTAGCATGTCCAAATGGTCCTGCCACGATTGGGAACGAACCTTCTGGTTTACATTCTACTCTAATGTGTTTAGAACGATTTGTATAATCACCATTTTCTGTTTGTTTTCCATTTGCATCGATAACAAGATTTCTATCACCGATTACTTTTTTAATGTAGTTTGGAGATGCAGGGTCTAAGTTCAAGTTATTGAATGTTTCTAAGATTACTGGTCTCTTATCTGTATCAGAGTATCCTCTAACTGCGATTGAGAAAGTTGAGTAATCAGTAGAATTATTTGAACCTGCCGCCTTTACATTAAATAATGAAATTTTATATTCTTTATTATAGTTTGAACCATCACCTAAAGTATGGAATCTAAATAAATCATGTCTTTCACCTGAAATCAACTGAGATTTAATCCAAGGAGTTGATGCGTGTTGAATATCGTTTGTGAAAACTTGGTTTCCTAAATCCACTAATACTACTTGTGAACCACTTGAAGTGATGTTACCAGATTCGTTAGTTGCTGCATTTTCAAAGTACTTGTATGCATATGCACCTTTAGAACCTCTTGGAGATTCTCCAAATACATCTGATAAATCATTTCCTGCAGTTGGAAGTACAGATGCTGATACTGATGTATTGTAAGCTGAATCTGAACCACTTAGTTCAATTGAAAAAGCTGATTGAGATATTTGTGAATCAATAGATGCTGTTACACCGGTTGCACTATCCCATAAGTGAGTGGTATTTAAAACTCCTACTAACTTCTCTCCTCCATTAGAACCACTAACAACAATTGCTGCCGGTCCAACTTCAGTATATCCACCAGTATTACCAACTCTTACGATAGTAACAGTTCCTGCTTCTCTTAAATAATTTTGTACGGTATATCCTGTATAGTAAGTTCCATCAGGTGTACCGAATATTTCTTCAAATTCTGATTGTGTATTGACAACGGTTGGTACGAATGCAGGTCCTTTATGGAAAGGTCCAATTACGGCTGCTCCGATTTCTCCAATCCCTTGTGCTAAGAAAGATAAATCATTTTCTCTCGTAAATACACCAGGTGATACAATTTTTTCTGCCATTTTATATTACTCCTTGTTAATTATCTTGTGTAAATGTACACATATAAATATAAAATACTTTTTCTAAAGTATTATTTTATTTAATTAGTAACCGATTCTTCTACCGATTCTTCAGATTTTTCAGATTTTTCAGTAGGAGTGAATGTATTTGTAGCTGGGTCATAATTTCCATCACCATATTTTTCATTCAATCCTTTGAATAATTCTTCTTCTGTTTGTTGTAACTCTTTGTGTTTGTTTAGAAGTTGTTCTTTAAACCCATCAAGTTCACTAATTCTTCTTTCTTTTTCAATTTGAAGTTGTCCTAATTGTGTAAACACATTTGAAACATCTTGTCTTAATTGATTAATCTGTGAAACTTCTTCTTCTGTAAACTGAATTGTGTTTGCCATTTTGATATATTTTATTTAATGTTTTGTTTATATATATAAATATATGATTTTTTCTCAAACATAAAAAATATTACGCTGTAAATGAGAATGATGCCCATGAAGATTTTAATCCATGGTCAATCGCTCTTACTCTAAAATAATATGTAGTACCTGGTGATAATGAATATCCAACTAATACTTCAACCGAAGTTGAACTCCACTCTGAAACATCTGCAATAAGTGAACCAAAGTTAGAATCGTTATCAATTTGGAAATCATAGCCTGTAATACCAGTATCACCTGTTGATGATGGAGCTGTCCATGATACAGATGGTGATGAATATGATAATCCAGTAGGTGCTGATGATGCTCCTAAATCAGTATGAGAACCACTTGTACCTTTATTATGTGAAATATATCCATTAACTAAATAAGTATCTTGTTCTTCAACATCAATTGATACAATCTCTGTTGTTTCATTTACAGCAACTTTAGATATTACCTCTACTTCTTCGATACCACTTGTTCCTTGTTTAATAAGTTTATCACCTTCTTCTATTGTAATAATTTCTTTAAATTTATAATCACCACTTATAACATCTTTTACTAAAAATGGATGTTCACCAGTTGCAGTGATTTCACCATCATTAATATTATAGTATCTTTGAGCAAAAGAATA